ATTGCACGTATTCTCCGCATGCCGGCGTCGATTCGTTTAATGCCCACGTAGATATAAACATATCAGCGTAAAAATTAAGGTTGTCCAAGTGGTATAGCGATACCAGGTTAACCTTGCCTTTGTGTATCGTACCGTCGTAAAATTGCGTCTTTGTGAAGTATGACAGGTAGTATCCCTGTATATGTGACATGATAGGCGTGTCGATGATTATGTATGTGCAGTCCGGCTTTATGTTTTTTATCATGCGAGCGAGATTCCCGTACCCACCACCCCACTCTACAATGGTGTCCGGTATGCCATTTTGCGTTACCTGTTGATATTTTGCTATATGGCATAAGTGCCCGACCGTTACATCACTGGCATAGTATCTATCAACGCTGATATATGGTTCTCCTACTGCCGTTTCGTGCAGCATCCGTGATAAGAAGTCAAGGTCGAACTTGTAATAACTTTCAAGCCAATCTACGCGCGGTTTCGTGTATTCAGCACCCCGGGTATGCATAGTTCCTTCGATAGCCGGATGACGGCAAAAGTCTAGTCGTATCTCCGGGTACATGTCTTTTATGAGGCCGTAATTATATACGCCCCACATATCAGATATATACTTTTCGTCAATTTTTGGTAGCATTATATCTCCGTAAATGTTTACTAGACTTTTGACGTAACATTTTATTTTGTAACTCTAGCACATTTATAATATCAAGTAATACTTTTGCTATACCATCGTCAATATAGCATTGATTCCAAAAACATATATTACGTTTGATATCAAGCACTTGTTTTAACAAATTATTATATTTTTTACCAGTATTTAATGGCATTATACTTCCTCCAGTTCATAGTTTATATCTGTGGGATACCCGAGTACCATCGTCGGCGGCCATAGCGTATTGTGCACGGTTCGCAATTCCGGTTTTATACATGCCGTGTATTTTAAGTGCCCTTTCAGAAAATCGCAATCGTGAATTATTATGGCGTAAAACTTTGTTCTCAGCGTCTCTTGTAAGCAAAATAATCGGCTTCCCCATGTCGCAGAATCTATAAACGCCACGTCGCATGAGAAGTCATGTTCAATGTCGAGCAATTCTGCGTATTCTTTCACATATACATATTTATGCCAGTGGAAACCTTCGTATTGTGCCTTTACCTTTGCAAGCCATGCTTCATCACTTTCGATTGTTATTAGCGTGTTATTGTTACGCTGGCATATCTCATGCAATAGTCCGGTACTATAATCGCCTGCACCGTACTCTATAATTTTACCGTTTCGAACTTTATTTACATACGCCGCAAGTATCGGTTGATGACTTGCATAGTTTTCTGTTTTATGCGAAAGTTTGAACATTATTTTTTCGGCTCTTTATAACTTGGATTATTTTGGCATGTAATGCACTCATAATAGTCTACGCATGGATCGTCTTTTCCGCAAGGTGGTTTTCGTGGGATTTCTTTTGTCATATAAATCCTTTGTATTATAAAACAATACCGGCACTATGTCAAACATAATGCCGGTATTTATTGCCGTTCATTGCCCGTCCGGTCATTGCCCCGCACCGACTTGCTCCGACTGCCTCGTCTGTCCGCACATCGCCCATCCCAGCCCCGCCATGCCCTGCACTGTCGCACCTATCCGCGCCTGCCATTCCACGCCTCGCCATGCCTAGCACCGCCCCGTCTTGCCACTCCGCGCATCGCACGGCAACGCATAGCCTCGCCTGCCTCGCATCGTCATTATCGGCCATACCTGCCAAGCTACGCCTTGACTATCCGCGCCTGCCGTTTCGTTCCATTCCAAAACACGACTGTCCGCGCTTGGCCTTGACTCGCCTGCCTTGCCTATCATCGCCCCGCCGCGTCATTCCGCGCCCCGCCCATCCATACCTGCCTTGCTACGCCCCGCCTGATCGTGACTTGCCTGCCTAAACTTTATCCATCGCAGAAAATACGCCGGAAAGTTCTTCCAGTTCAGAATATCTACGCTTGAACGAAAGCATTTCAGATTTTGCAGATTCAAGCAATTGTTTCCGCATCGTTTCATTTTTCATCACGTTGACAATCTCGCGATATTGTACATCGCTATCGCATTGTCTATCGTCCGGTAATGAAACAAATGCTCTTACAGGTTCACTTTTACCCGGTACAGTTATTACCGTATATCGAATAATATGTTGCGCCTGTTGTAAACGAAACGAGTGCCCGGCCTTTTTATCATCCCACTCAAAACGATCATGGAGTGGATGCGATACCGGAGTTGCCGCTTTGACAACTGCCTCAGCCGTGAGATTTCCGCGATTTTTACGGCATATCTCTGTAAGTATTGTTACGTTGTCAATTTTTTGAACTTGATTTTCCATGTTTTTATTCCTTGTTCGGATTTACTATTTCAAACGTACCCCATCCCATTCCGTTTGACGACTTGCTATCTGGTCTACCTTCCCCGACTCCGACTTGCATACCGGCACGAAGCAAAAGATTCGCAATATCATCACCGCTGAATTGATCTGCATCAAAACGTACTTTCAGTTCACACTCCCACCCTTCCGCAAACTTCGGAGAAGGGCGAATATCTGCCACGCCGGTTTCAAGCCGTACAAGCCGCTCAAAATATTCCGGTACACCTTTTGTGATACGCACAAGCGGCGAGGAATCGTCAACATCAAAACCGTCGGCTTCGATAAATACCGCGAGCTTTGCGCGTGTCATCATAAAACCGCAAATGCGACATGCAGATATAAGCGCATTACGAAAAGCCGGTGCAGGTATACCATGCCAGCCTTCGGCGCTGATATGCATAGCGTCACGGTAACATTGTTGAAAATCTTTCGCTTCTCGCTTTTGTCCTTTTTTACCTACGCTACCGGCTTCCTGTTTTGCCTTCATCATTTCGCGTGCCTTTGCGCTAAATTTATTTTGGACAAGTGGCGCGGTTCCGCGAATTGTGAATAATGCCGTCTTAATATTAGGAGGCGCAATATTCACTTCTTTTTGTGTAGCCATGTGTTTCCTTGCCTATTATAGGCGTGTAATCACTCACTAGCCCGATACTCGAAGACGACCAAGAATTCGAATCGGGCTATATGCACTCGTGTTACGGAGAGTATATCAGATAATTGTTGTTGTGCTTTTGGTCGTCTTGCATGTAAATAATATAAACCTTTTTATATAAAAGTCAATACTCCATCGCACTTATAAGCAATTGATAATATGCAAACGCGCATTTTTCAAGCGTAAAATTTTCAAGCACATAATCACGCGGTCGATACTCTTTCAGCCGGTCGATAAACATGTCAAGCCGTCCGGTATCAGTGTACTTCACACCGCAAGCATCGCTAAAGTACGGAGCACTGGTTGCGCCTTGCATGGTAAAGTGTGAATACTTAAAAGTAGTTTCGTCTACCACATACGTCGGCACACCGCTTGATAGTACTTCCAAAAGTGCGATATTTTCAGATTCTGTGCCAGCCAGCCATATAGCAAAACGCGCTTGCTTAGTAGCCGCTATCAGCTCTGCCTCTTGGTATGTGCCGTATGTTAATGTTTTGTATGTAAGTTTACGCGCTTTCAATTCATTTTCAACAAGCGCAAGTTTTTCAAGTGAAGTTTGCCGCGTGACATTTTTGTAAAACACAAGGCAGTCGTATTCAGGTGATCGTCCTTCGTCATTAAATCTATCAGTCTCTACAGCCGCCGGCCATTCAACTATACGCGCATTTGCGGCACACGGTGACATACGATATGAGCGTGTCACCCACTCGCATGGCGTTACCCAGTTTTGATAGAGACGCCACATGTCAAGGCCTTCCTCAGGCAGGACAAAACTTTCAACGCCGATGACCGTATTTTTCGGTAACTCACGGACGTTTTTTACCATGTGAAGTGCGCCGTTATATTTTTCGACTTTGTTTTCAGAATATGGTATGCCAAGTTTTTGTAAACCGGCAATAGTGTTAAGCGCAACCTTTTGGCAGCCGTTCATTTTACCTGTACGCTCAAAAAATACACCGATGCGCGGTCTATGAATGACATAAGCGATTTCAGGAAAACATGAGTTATTATTTTTCATGCCATAAAGCTCGCCTTCATGTATACGATATCCCGCGTTATATTGTTTCGTCATTTCAAGCGGATCGATCCCCATGTTCGGCGTATTCGTCAAGTTAGATATTATATTTTCCGGTATGCTTACGATGCATGAGTACGGCATAGCTACCATGTGAGGACGCGCATTATCTGCTATCCCGCCTATCGCAAGTTCCATTTCGTTCGGATTCCGGTAAGTCCGTCCGCTTTTTTTCAAGCACTCTTTTATTCCACTTGTTCGGTGTACCGTGCCTATAATTGAGCGCGGATAATACCAATCTACAAATTGATATCCCGTTGTCCAGTTCCATTTCAGTATATTCCCGTCTGTCAAAAATTGAGGTACTTCCATAGCTTGCTTGGCCGGTTGACAGTACGTAACGCTCTTACCAAGCCGTAGCGATACACAAGCCACGTCATCGGTGAACGCGTTTAATAGCGCATGCATATCAGGTTTATTTACAAATACTTCGTCATCCGCAAAAAACTGGCAATATCTTTCTGAAAACGAGTCTACTATAGCTTCGGTATCTTTTTGGAAATCACTTTCTGAAAGCATATTTACGTTGCGGTATTTTTTTGATATTACGTCGTATCCTTTTTGATATTCAGCATTTGTCGATTTATACAATACATTTATTCCGCTATTTGCAACAGGATAATAATCGCGGATGCTTTGCAATAGCAAGTCAAGCTGCATAGGCCGATTTTTTGAAAATATCAATGTATCAACCGATAGGCCATAAGTCCAGCGCTCTAAAAAATATCCTTTGTTTTTTTCGTTTGCGCCGTTATGTTTCGACTCGTTAAGATGTATCAATCGGCACTTGTTATTTATGACTATATTTTTGTGCGGATATCGCTGTTGCATTGTGCGGCAATACGCCGTGTCTTCGTATCCCGCACCTTTATAGTTTTCATCAAAAATAGTGCCGTCATTAAAAAACGCAATTGCCGCACTTGGCACCCGTTGATCCATAGCAGTAAAAAAACTTGATGTATAATCGCCGGTATCGCCTTGACACGGTGCAACCCTACCGTCACGAGTTACAAGCCGCGCAGATACTATCGACGCTTTGCCGGTATACAACGGGGCAACCAAGTCATCAACCCATCCATCATAAAATCCAAGTATGTCATCGTCTAACATTATGACAACGCTTCCGATCTGCGACATAGCGAGGCCGCGATTGCGATTCTCAGCCGCGCTTGCATTGCAGCATGTATAGTGTATCGGTATATCTTTCGGAGTATGTTTCCGTAACGCTTCGAGCATCGGATATATTTTATCGTAATTTTGAAACGTAGGAATTATAATTTCGGTGTTCATTTCATATTCCTATACTTTTCGTAATATTCGTTATTTTTGCAATTGCGATGCCATGGCTTTGTGCGTCCGTGCCAGTGCAACAGCTTTGCGCTTTTTTTTACATCTTCGTCACCGGCGCTTATGCACCATTCAGGCGATAATTCTTTGATCCTATCAGCGCAAATATAATTGAGTGCTATCATGTCAAGTACATTATGTTCATGCGCGGCAATAAATAGGCGCGTAGGAATTCCTTCATCGCGCCATAGTTTACAGTTAATCAAAAGTTGACCGCTGTAATATGCAGGTAAGTGATCTGCCCCCGGTATAATACCTTGGTGATGTGTAGTATGACAAACGCACGTTGCGTATTTATCTTTTACAGCCGCGATTAAATTGTTTCCAAGTTTTGTATCGTACATTTCCTTGATATTATACAACAATACAACGTCATTGTCAAAATATAATGCCTTGTCGCTATTAGTAAAATACGGTATAAACCAGCGTAAATACATGGCCGGTGATTGTACAATCCCGTTTTTATTAACTTTTATTTCAGGCATATCCATACGGTGGACTTTTATACCAGCGTCTTTATACTTTTTTTCATGCTTAGTATCTACATCTGGTGTTATAACAACGTTGTATTCTATGTTTTCACTATCTGAATTCGCGGCGACAGAGTTAAATACGTGCGATACTCTGTCCTGTAGGTTTTTATCAAAGCATAAAAATACTGGCATCATAATATAATTTTCCATTTCAGTTTTTTCTTAACTAATTCCAAATTAAACGGATTACAATATACAATATTTTTTATTATAAAAAATACACGATTTTTTCTTTCATATTTTTTGAAAAAATATTTTTTTATCCTCTCAAATAAACTACGACGCCGATTAACTTTGTAAATAGGAATAACTTGACTTGTAATTATTTTATATTTCATGCTTCATACTTCCTATGTTTTTCTGATTCAGATTGCAATTGCAATAACGGTATCCCGGTATCTTTCGATATCATATCCATAGCAGCATTCATGTATTCTTTCATGGTTTCGCTGTCGCATCCACCGTGCGGGCTTTCGCTGAAAGGTATACTTGCCATTGTCATTTCACCATTTTTGTACACTGGTATCGACTGGAAATACTGCGGGCGTTCAAAACAGAAAACCCACTTATAATGATTGTGTAGTCCTTCATGTGTTTGATATTCAGTTTTTAGCCGTTCGCTTGAAAATAGCGCAAACTCTATCATCGCATGGTACATCCTATGCTGTGCAGACGACCTATCTGCAAATATCTCAAATTTTATACGTGTACCCGGCCTATTTTTGTTACGAAGTGTTTGCCATTGACGCCGATCTTTTTCTGTATCCGGCTGGAGTTTTTTGTTGTCATCGACTACAAACGTAATTTTCATGATAATAACTCTATTACGAACAATCTCCCCGCTTGAGTAAATCGACTATAATATTTTACCATCCCGCTATCAAGAATTTTTTGTTTTATTTCATAATACTTATTTTCAGAATATTTAGCCGTCGGAATCCATGTCTCATTTCGTTTGTATTGTACTCCTCTATTTTTAAGTTCAATATTTAACTGTTGCGCAGATCGCATTCCGAGTTCTTTCGCTATTTCGCTTGCGTCGTATGTCTTCGCAACGTGCATTAGAGAAAAGTTAGTATTTTCGACTTCGATACGTTTTGCCTTTTCAAAATCACGTTCAACAGACAAATCTAATATACGTTTGTCCTTCCACGCATCAAGTTTTTTCTGCAATATCAGCATTTCAAGATCGGTTTCCGGTAGCTCGGCAGTACTGCCGAGGTTATGATGCCGTTCTATTTCAAATTTTATTGCTGTTACCTGTAATTCATTTAGATATGTCATAATACCATTTTTGATATGACCAGGGAATAATTTATTGCATGCACGATGAATAGTTCTTTCATCACATCTAAAAACTTCCGCAACTTCCTTTACCGTCATCTTTTTTTCCGTCGATAATTCATTCATATCATGCCTCTATTTTTTGAGATACGCGAGAGTAGAACCGCGTGGACAACGCATGAGAACGCGCACTCGCATACCTCAAAAAAGAGAGCATATATTGTTTCATCGCGTTGTCCTTTGGCGGAGTTCTATTCCGCTGTTTATATAATAAACGATCATATCAGTTTTGTCAAGCTTTACTTGCAATTTAAACATCTTGACTTCAAAGCTATCATTTGATCTCGTTGTGCTCTCCGTAGTCGGTCGCTATTGCAGAATATATTTTGCAGCATCTCTATCTGTTTTTCAAGCGTCTGTTTCTCGTATTCCTCGTGATGCTGTGCGCATAGCGGTATCTCGCTATACCCGACAAGGCAAACCATCGCGCCGAGTATTTTTCGCATCTCTTTCCCAATTATTTCATGCATCTGAAAACCTGCGCACCCGCATATCGCGCACCCACCGTCATACATCTCGCGGCTAAGTGCGTGAGCTTTTTCGGATATTGTTGCGTTACTTGGAATCATTTTCCATCCTTGCACTTGTCGCGCTGTTCCGATTGCTGTTCTTTAACTTCCTGTTGTTTACATCCAATGGCATAAGTAAATCCGTTAATCTCGCAATTATATTCGTACTCACTATTGTATGCCGCACATTTTGTATTAACGCATGGTAATATTTTCATTTTGCACCTTCCTCTTTCGCTTTTACCGCCTCGTCGTACGTCATGTTATACGATATTTCGTCTTTGGCGATATTTTCGTTTACCCATACACGGAGAGCGTATCCGTAGCGTTGAGCCTCGTCGATTATCTTTTTGTCGCGCTCATCGCTTTTTGTATGCATGTCATCAAGTTTTTGTTTTAGCTCGCAGTTAGCTTTACGTAGTGCCGTGCATTGTTCGATATAAAAGTTTAAGTTATGCGCCATTTTTAACCTTCTCCCTGAATTCCGCCATGCATTCCCGGCACATCATGAACGCTGACATACGATTGCGTACGCCGCAACGTACGCATTTTGTAACTTCGTTGGCTTTGATAATGACCTGCGCGATTTCTTCGTCTGTCGGGCCGTCGGATAGCATCACCGGGCATTCCCCCGCATGGCGCGTTTCGGCGTCGCCTGTGCCAAGAACTTCACCACAGTATTTGCATTTGCCGCTCATTTCGCCTTCTCCCTGCCGCTTTTTTCGGCTATGAACCGCTCTATCGCTGTCGGATTTTCGCACCACACGTCGTCATCGGTGTAATTGCATTCACAAAGGAACTTTGTGTATTCTTCGAGAATGCGCTTCTCGGCTTGCTGTACACGTTCGGTGCAATCGTCGCATCTTCCGAATGGCGGTAATTGCTCATTCGCATCCTTCAGTTGCTTTTCGAGAGTGAATATTATGGCAATTCGATTTTTTCTATCCTCTCTTAATATTCCTATTTCTTTTATAAATTCATCAATTTCACTTTCTTTCCACTTCACCCATCCGCTTCGCTTTTCTGATTCAAGTCCCTTCACCCGCTCCTTTAGCTGCTCGTTTTCTGATATGAGAGCGGAGTATTTTTCTATCGCGTCCGTACCCGATACCGCGCTACCGGCGCATATGTGACTGTCCATGCCGGTTATGTCTGCGCTGCACTTTGAGCATTTCATTGTTTTGCCTCAACGATCTTGATGTTTATTAATGCGGCAGATTTTAAGCAATTAAGTATTTCCTGTGCGGTATCGCCTTCGATGTCAACAAACACCATATCGCCGTCCTTATCTTTGCCGTGCAGTTTAACGCCCATGCACTGTTCAATCTTAAAAAAACGTTCAATGTCATTTGCCATCTTCACACCTTGTATAAGTATTTATCGTTGCACTTTGAGCATTTCATTGTTTTGCCTTTGCCACTTCGAGTTTCTTTTGCAACTCTGATTCTCTGCACTCTTTTACACATTCTTGACATATTTCATGTGGGACTGAACTTCCAATCGGATATTTATAATCAGTCCAGTAACACTCATCTGTGAGATAACAGTCCATCTTCACACCTCGTCCTTTGAGCATTTCATATTAAGCCTCTTACCTTTTTGATTATACTTGCAAGTTTTTTATTTTCGATTTCAACCGCTCCTAATTTCAACGCCTTGGTTTTCATCGATTCACAAATATCATAATGACCTATATATTTATCATTCTGAAACCATCTTTTTGATAACCCTATCTTCTCAGCGATTTCATGAAGTTCATCATGATTGTCGGCTATCATGTGACACATTATCATCCGACCGAATCGATGCCGCGCTTTATCGACATATACCATCTTCACACCTCGTAAAGAAAATCGCCTATTTTCTTCGGCTCTCGCGGCTTCATCCACTTCTCGCGCCATGCTTTGTAATAATTTTCAGCTAGTACACTCCCTGTTTCACCTATAATTTTTTCAAATGTAACATCCGCCTCTCGCGCCGCTTCCGGTATTATCATTTTTGGGACATCGCCATACGCCCACTCCGCTAGATGTTTGTGTACTGCGGCTATCCATACATCGCGATGAGTGTTTGATAAAAAATAATATATTTTGCCATCTTGCATAGCACCATGTATAACATACCCGCGCGCATCTACATCTCCTATTTTCAAATCATAAGGTAATCGACCATCCACCACCTGCCACGCGGCGGCGTTTTCTAGTGGTACGAGATAATATCGTAGTTTCAAAATATTACCTCTTACTTATCAATTTATTTCAACATCTGGTACTATCACGCTTGGCTTAAATATAACCTTGTAATTTTTATCACTTACTTTTGACGGCTGTACTTGCTCTGCAAAAAAAGTTACGTTATCTGAAAGACCTAAAAAATGTTTCAAGTATTCACCTTTTTCTGTTTTTATAATAACTTCCAGCATTCCATCTTCACTTTTCAAAATTGAACAATATCCCTCAACGCATAAAATATATTTATCAGTTATACCATTAAGAAATACTACTCTCCGATAGACCCTAAATTGAGTGGCGTCATTTGATACGTTATACGATGCTACACTGGCATTTGAACAACTGAAAAGCACCGCAATAATACATACTGACAAAACCGTAAATAAAATACGTGACTTCATAACTACCTCTCGCGTTTTATGGCCGCCGCCTTATTTGTAAGCGCCCGGTGCTTTGGGTGTAGTCCAAAATTTGAGTAGGGAGACACCGGGCATAATAAATATTTGTATTCTCATTATTTATTGCTCAATAATTCTATAATAAATGCGCGCCCATCCTGCGTTATTTTTC